GCCCGTCACCAGGAAGCTCTTGTCTGTTATGAGGCATGGCTTGAGGTTCACCTCACGACGTATCGGTGCGCCAAGTGCCGATGCTCGTACCGGCGTGAGACCTACACGCATAGGAGCGGTCCTGGTCTGTGCTCTTCGTGCAGACACCTCAAGGAAACCCTGTCAAATCGAGCCTACGAGTCCTTGAAGAACCGGAAGGAGGACGAGGTTCCCGTTCGATGGGACTCGTTGGTGGTGCAGCAGGACGTGTGGACCCCGAATGAGGTTCTCTGCGAAGAGGTACTCAGGGCGACTCAAGGTCAGGAGAAGGTCCGTGATGCAATGTCCAGGTTGGGGCTCACCTTCGATCTGTTCAAGGCTGTGGGGATTCATGCCCTCGGTCATGAGGCTTACATAGAGTGGGCTTCAGGTAGGAAGGCAGAGAGATCCTCTAGGGTCGGAAGAGCCCATGCTGACCGCTATCGGGCGATGAGCCCGGACGAGAAGGCAGCCGTGCTTCAGAAGCGGTTCTCTCGGGTCCGATCAAAGATTGAGGTCATGCTGGCGGATGCTCTTGTGGCTCTTGGTGAGACTGATTTCGTCACGAACCAATGGCAATCCCTCGAAGTCTTCGGTCGTGTTTCTCCGCGAGAGGCTGACATCAAGCTGACCCTCGGGGCCGACCGCAAGCTGATCTTGCTGTGTGATGGGGAGGCTTTCCACGGTCCTGGGTGCATCTTCGGCAACCCAGCCGACCGCATTCGCGACGACACGGCAACTGCCCATGCCTACTTCGACGCCGGGTACTCTGTGGTGCGGTACTCAGAAACCGAGATCAAGTCAGGTGTGGTCATGGATCACCTGTCCCTGATCTTGGCAAGATTGAGAGCAGAGGGTGGGCGAATCTTCCGCCTATGGTATCCCGCACTTGAGGAATGGTTTTGAAAGGGCACCACGCGATGGTAAAGAAGACTTCCACACCCCCACCACCGCAGCCCCCTGAAGATGGGGTTGTGCCTGATCCCACAGACAGCCATCCCATCATGCGTGTCAGCAAATGGGTTGGTGCTCTTGTTGGAATCGTGGGTGGCCTCGCGGTTCTGGTGACTGGGATCTGGAAGGTAGGCGACCTCCTCAATGACCTGGAGGGCGTCCAATCTGACCTGACGGCTCTCCGTGCTGCAACGGCTGAGGCTTCGTTGGCGGCCCAGCACCGCAGCGAGATTCAAGAGGAGATCCTCTTGAATCTCCGCATCGCAGTCGCATCACTGCAAGCCAGGTCGGGCACCCCGGTCGGTGGAAGCGCACCGTCGAGGCCATCTACTGGAACAACACATAGACCCCCTGTAGCGCGTGCGCGTGTGCATCCACCAGCATTCGCTCTTGCCACCACGAGTCCAGAGGTTGTTGAGTTGGTGGCTAGTCTGCCACCACTCCCCCCCCCACTCCCCCCACCACTCCCACCTTCCCCACCTTCTCTCATAGAGCCCCCTGTAGCAGTGTCTGAGATGGTTGTTTCCCCTGAGATGCGACTCGTGGAGAACATGGAGATCCGCGACTACGACCACTCAATTGAGACGGCTGATATCGCACTGGAGCGGGCGGAGATTCTTCAAGACCAGCTATGAAGATCCCGGCCCCCCACATCGCTGCCCATCCGAAGGCACCGCAAGCAAAAGTTCACTCGACCAGAGCGGTACGAAAACCCTCTACCGAGAAGAAGACTGTTCGGAGCCGGTACATCACTCCTTTGGAGCGACAGGTTGGGGCTGTCCTCGACAAGTCCGACCTCCAGTTCTTCGGTCGTTGCCTCCTCAAGTACATCCGTGAGGAGGCCAAGAAGGACGCGGCCAAGACCCATCAGGTGCCCACATCGGAGGAGTTCTACAAGTCCTTCACCTATCAGGTGAAGGACAACACGATTGAGGTGTCCTCAAGCTGGCCCTGGATCGATCTGATCGTCTTTGGGACCAATGGCCCCTACAAGATGAAGTGGCTCACCCAAGCCCAGGGCGTCTACAAGGTGCCCTTGCGAGGGAAGCAGGGAGAACTGATCATTCGCTCGACACCCCTCACAACAGACAAGGCTTGGATCCATCCAGGGATCGCCAAGCACAACTTCATCGAGCGGGCGTTTCGTCGGGCCAGGAAAGATTGCGTTGATCGGTTCATGGACAAGAACATCAGCAAGATCCTGGACAATGCGTTCAAATGAGCGAGGTCGAAATCACCTGCCTCGGGGACTCGGCTCACATCCGTGATCTCGGCCTGAAGATGACTCGCGGTTCCAAGATCCGCACGAGTCTCTCAGCGATCTCCAATTCCCGTGACCTGGAGGATGCCAAGGCGCGTGGTCTTGTCTCCGTGAGTGTGATGAAAGCTCAGACCATCAGAAGGGAAGACCTACCCATCATGCCGCCTCCTCCGATCGAACCCTCTGCGAACCACCAGAAGATCGCACGGTCCTCCCATCAGTCGGGTTCTGGGAATCCACACACGGAGGGACACCATGACCCACACTCGACCGAGTTGCTGAGGGAACTCCTCCTCGAAATCCGGGGTCTTCGAGAAGACATGCGGAAACGTCAACCTGAACCCAAGACCGATCAACTGGCGGCAGCAATCGCGAATGCCGTTCGAGGCGCTCTGAGCGGGCTTCAGTTTGGGTCCGGCGGGGGCACTGTTGCCTCCCTCTCTTCGGAGCCAGAAGAGAGATTCATTCCTCGTGGTATCGTCTCAGGGTCAACGAAGACAGACATTGAGACAATCAACTCGGTAGCCCCGAGTACCTCAGGTCTGGATGATGCCAGCGGAGCCCTCAGAAATGCCCGCCGTCAGACAAAAGAAGGGTGACAAGAACATGAGCGGGAAACCCGAAACAGTCCGAGGTGTAGGTCTCGACGTAGGCACCATGAATTTCGTGTCCGCACGGCGGACCTCGAAGGGTGTCGAGACTCGTCGGATGCGGGATGCCTTCCTCGATCTCCCGCCTGAGTCCAAGAAGATGCTCAAGCTTTCGGGTGTCTCCTATGTGGACCGGGAGGGTGAGATCCTCATCCTTGGGGATGCCGCTCTCGACATGGCCAACGTCTTCGGACGAGAAGCCCGTCGTCCGCTCTCTGGCGGCCTCGTGTCCTCCACGGAGGTGGATTCCCTGGAGGTTCTCGGGCTACTCGTCCGGAACGTCCTCGGGGCTCCTGAGGAACCAGGGGAGCACTGCTACTTCTCGGTCCCGGCGGCTCCGGTCGATTTGGTGGGCCGAGACGTGGTCTACCACCGTGGCATCTTCGACCGCATCGTGTCCGAGTGTGGGTACACGCCCCACTCTGGAAACGAAGCTATGGCGATCATCTACTCGGAGACTGCCAGGGACGGCTTCTCTGGGATTGCCCTCTCGTTCGGTTCGGGCATGACCAACATCGCCCTCTCTGTGAGCACGGTAGAAGGGCTGGCCTTCTCTGTCGGTCGAGGGGGAGATTGGATCGACTCTGGCGCGGCGAAGTCGGTTGGGTCCACCCAGGCTCGCATGTGCTCGGTCAAGGAAAAGGGCATCGACCTCAACAACCCGACTTCCAGGGAGCAAGAGGCACTCGCCTTCTACTACAAGAACCTGGTCGAGTACGTCCTCGACCAGATCGCCCTCCAGTTCAAGGCCGTCGAGGGTCGGTTCTCGCTTCCGAAGCCCATCCCGATCATCGTCTCCGGGGGCACCTCCTTGGCTGGTGGTTTCCTGGAGTTCTTCACCGGGGTCTTCGAGAAGAAGCGCAAGAAGTTTCCGATCCAGGTGAGTGAGATTCGGGCAGCCTCGGATCCGCTCAATGCCGTAGCCCACGGGCTACTCGTGCAGGCTCTCCAGGAGTACGCTGATGAGTAAGCAACTTTGGAATCGAGTAGCTGGTTACGACGAGGAGTCCCCTAGAGTCTGCCACAAGGCTTCTGAGAAGGATCCTTCATGCCCATGCTGGGGTCGTCTTGAACCTATTTCCGAAGACGAGTTCAGTGGAACTCTGAAGTTCTCGTGTCTGGGTCATCGATCTCCCCGAGGGTACCGGGCAAAGCCAGAGAAAGACCTCTACAAGGAGGCCGCGAAGCAGGCAGCCTCCTTGCCCACTCTGGAAGAGGATCTTGCGGGTGTGTGGGAGTCTACCGACCGTGAAGTAGACGAACCGGAGACTATCTTCCTCTTGAGGGATCTCACCCGAGAGGTCGGTCGGCTACGGGCATCTCTCCAGGATATACAGAACCGACAGGTCACCCAGAATCAGACTATCAGTGACACACAAGCTCTTGTGAAGTCGGTTCTGAGGGCGAAGGAGTAGGGTGTATTTTCACCTGACAGAAGCCTCGTTAGGTGGCCTATGTAACCCCGATATTGTGCCTCCCCGCAAGTCACCAATCCTCTCCAAAGAACTCTTGGTGGATGCCTACTTCGCCAGGAGAATGTCCTTGAGTCAGGTGGCTGCCCTGACAGGAACGAACACACGGCTTGTGAGGGAATCCCTCCATGCCAACGGGATGCGCCAAAGGACCAAGGCTGAGGCCGCTCTTGGCCACACGCTCCCTCCGGAGTCCAGGAAAAGGATCTCAGACTCACGAACGGGTCAAAAAGACTCAGAGGAGACAAGGCAGAGGAAGGCGGTCATCCTAGCCTCAGCGGGTGGAAGGGGCTGGAACAAGGGACTCACAGCAATCTCAGACGAGCGCGTGCTCAGGCAGCGGGCTGAATCTGTGCTGGCAATGTCTGATCCTGAGTTCAGGAGCCGATCCTCTCTGAGAATGGCCTCTAGGGTGGTGGCGGGACTTCATTACCCTCGTGGATTCGTGAGGGGTGTCTACGAGTCAGAGAAGGGTGGTTCTGCCAACTATATGTCGAGTTGGGAACTGAGGCGCTTCCAGGAGTTGGACCAAACCACGTCAGTTTCCTCCTGGAAAAGCCAGCCGCTTTACATTGAGTATGAGTGGTTGGGGGTGGTTCATAGGTACGTTCCTGACCTTCTCATCACCCACCTCGACGGGTCCATGTCCTTGGAAGAAATCAAGCCTCTATCCATGATTGAGAGGGCTCTTTCAGGGCACCCTAAGTACCTGAAGCTCCGGGAAAAGCTGAGGGCTGGTGAGTCCTACGCCCGAAGCCACGGGTGGGGTTGGCAGATCACCTACTTCGTCGGTCCACGCAACAACCTGGGTACCTCATGTACTTTTTTCTGACCGAAGGGGTGCGGCGGAGGCTCATCAAGGAGCTTCGTGCCTACTGGTCTCTGCATCCCAGGTACCAGGACATCATCGACAACATCCAGGGCAAATTTTCCTTCGAGGAACGCCCTCAGTACGGCATCATCCTCAAGACGGGTTCTGCCACCAAGGTCCAGTTCTCACCTGACAACTTCATGGGGACTGTGCAGAGCTATGTGGCCCTAGCCAAGATCCCAGGATACGCAGGGTTGTCGGTAGATTGGGTCAGGGAGGACTCCCTCGCGATCCAAGCAAACGGGGGTAGGTTCCCATCTCAGAGTGGGGTCTACTACTGCGAGATGGTCACGGAAGACACGTTCTTCGTGGACCCTCTGCTCGATGTCAGGGACGAGCGGATCCTGATGACCACCCCCTCGGAAGGGACCCTTCAGGGGATCCCCTATGCCGGGAGCCTACGGATCTTCGAGATGCCCAGCGGGCGTCTCCTCCGTCCGGGCGTGAACTACACGATCGGCGCAGACCAGGTCACCGTCTATCTGGCTGTGCCACTAGCCAACGGACAGGCGCTCTCGGCTGACTACCGGGTCGCTGGGGTGACTACCGGACCCTGGAAGGTGGAGGCCCAGTCGGGCCTTAGTCATGTGATCCCAGGGGTGGTGTTGGTCTTCGGGCGGCGCTACCAGAAGGGCGACCGTTGGGCAATCATCGTCTCCCAAATCCGGGAGCCTGCGTACATGGAGTACGGCGGGAAGTGGGAACTGGGCATCGACATCGACATCATCGCCCGTGACGTGAACGCCCAGGTCGAGATTGCGGATCAGACGGCCATGTTTCTGTGGGCGATCCTGCGACCCAACCTCGTTGACGAGGGGCTCGACATCATGGATGTGTCGATGGGCGGGGAGTCAGAGGAGATCTACGACGAGAACGGAGACGACTACTTCTACAACTCCGCAATCTCGATGACCATCCAAGTAGATTGGTTTCTCCATGTCCCGATTCTCTCCAGGATTTTGTCCTACCAGGAGGATGTGAAGGGGCTGCCGCAAGACCTCTCCTTGTCGCCGTTCAAGGATCCGTTCTTCTCAGGGAAGTTCGAGCACTTCGAGAAGACCCTCGGTTGATCCATTTGGTGGCGTTGACACCCCTATATCCGCCGCATTGAGAGGAGAGGTACCACAATCCCTGTCTTTCGATACCAGTGCTCGTCCTGCGGATTGAACTTCTCCGCCCGCGTCGCCTCGGCTTTGTCTGCGGTGAAGTGTTCTTCCTGCGGGTCAGAAGCTGGGCAAGACCTCCCCCGGTCCTTCTCGGTGAGCACCAGCGTCCCCACGCAGGGGTTGTCGGCTCCTGCCACTGGGCTGTCCTCTCACGATTACGTCTATGACCGGGTGGTGGGTGAGGACTCCAAGGCCAAGTGGTCCCAGATAGCGGCCCGCCAGAAGGACAAGGTTCAGGTCATCGAGGAAAAGGGCGTCACCGGGTTCGACCTCACCCGCAAGCCAGACGGCACCTACGGGGTGATGACCCCCAAACAGAGGGCAGCCTCTGAGAGATCTCGAAAGTTCCACTTCAAGATGGATGCCCACGGCAGAGCCATGAAGGCGCAGAAGGCCACCTGAACTCGGCCACCTCCCGGTGCCTCGGCACCGTGGTCAATCACCGATCCACACGAATCCCCCGCGCTTTCCACTTCCTCTCCTCTATTCAGGAGAGGTCTGATTCACCTCAGTTCCAGGAGCGCGACACATGCCGACTCTTCTTCGTGGTGGCTACGCCCCGCCCGGTGTCTACACCCAGACCTTCTTCGGCGTCCCCCCGACCCCGACCCCGATTCCCGATCGCCTCCCTGTGTTCATCGGGACTGGCACGGAGATCCTCTCCCGGTCGAACCTCCCCGTCGTGCGTGGCTCCTCCAGCACCATCGACCAACAGGTCGTGGATGAGGACGAGGCAGGGCGTGCAGTCACCAGCGTCTCTCCGAGTGGGGTCGTCTCCATCGGGGCGTTCGATGGGGTGATCACGAAGTTCCAGGTCCGTAATCTTCCGATCGTCTCGGGCGATGGTACGGGCACTCCGGCGGTGGACACGAGCGCAGTCTCGTGCCGCGTCAATGGCTTCCCCACCGTGGTCCTCGGCCTCGATGCAGCCAAGGGCATCGTGGAGATTGCAGTCGCCCCACAGGTGACTGACATCGTTCGCTGCACCTACTTCTTCGACCGCTCGGACACCCTGACGACCGACGACGTGTCGGATCAGATCACCCAGGATGCAGCCGTCATCGACGGCCTCGCGGGTCAGACCTTCGCCTTCGTCCTCGGGGCGAACGACGTGTTCTCAATCTCGGTGGACGGACTCGCGTTCGTGAACATCGTGATGCCCTCGTCCGCCCCCTCGGTGAGCGGCGCAGTCGTGGCAGCGACGATCAATGGTGCGGCGGGCATCGGTTCGCTCGTCGCCTCCACCTACGTCAACAACCTCGCCCAGGTCTGCATCCGTCTCTCGGCGGACAAGTCGATCGTCATCGGGACCGGGACGGCGAACACGACCCTCGGGTTCACGCCGAACACGGCGACTGCTCGCAACCGGGTCTTCTACACATTCCAGGGTCCGATCGTGGACGGCACGGGCGGCGGCATCACGACCACCGACCCGTCGCGCATCGTCGTTCTCGTGGACGGCATCCAGGTCATCCCGACGGCGGTCAACGGATCGGCTCGGAGCTTCACGCTCCCCTACGCCCCGGCCCTCGGCTCCACGGTCACGGTCCGCTACTTCTTCAACACCTGGCAGGACACGTTCGACTACCTCGCGAACATCAACGTCACTGCCATCACGCGGGTCGCCCTCACGCCGGATGGTTCGACGGCGGGCACGTTCCTCCAGGGCGTCAGCTACGTCCTGAAGGACGATGTGATCGTCTGGGGAACGGCGGCGCTCATCTCTGCTGCTACCCACACAGAGGGCGGGGCGACCCTCGGCACGTCTCAGATCCAGGCGATGCTGGTGGACAACCAGATCTTCCTGGCCCCCTGCACCCCGACCGTGAACAGCACGGGTCCGGTCTCGGTCGAGAGCCGCACGGTGTTCCAGCTTCCGTATCAGCCCACGACGGGCAACGGTCGCGGCAACCCGCTCGGGTCGGCTCTGTACCAGGTCGTCTCCAACGGGAGGATTGACCTCCCGACGACTCGCCCCGACCTCATCACGGCATACTGGGGCTTCGGCGTCCAGGATGCGATCGACCGTGGTCCGGTGACGGTCCTCAAGGTGGACAGCACCACCTCGCAGATCACGCTCAGCCCGATGGTCCCGGAAGGAGCCTCGGTCTTCGCGAGCTTCTACTACAACACGCTCGTGGACATGGCGAACATCGGCACGAGCAGCGCCTACACGCTGACGTGTGTGACAGCGGGTCCGGGAGGCATCGGCACCTATTCGCTCAAGGGCGGTTCGGGTGCATCCCTCTTCGGAGCAAGCCTCACCGCCAAGGGCACTGACCTCACGACCGTAGAGATCGTGTTCCCGTCGGGCTCGGAGTTCTTCCCCGATGCTCGCGTCGAGGGTGCCGCTCCGGTCGAGGAGACTGTTCAGGTCGAGTTTGCCACGTCGGATCTGACTCCGGCGCGGTTCACGAACTTCGGCCCCGGTCCCTACTACACGATCGACAACACCTCGGATCGTCTCCGGGTGACCTTCGATGGTGTTCCTGCCTTCACCGGCATCGCCGCTGGTGTTGATCTCTCGTCACCCACGGCAGGCACCCGCGCAGGAGCCTTCGCTCACCTTCTCGGTGAGGAGATCAAGTACACAGCGGCCTCAGGCGAGACGACCTACGACCTCACCTCGGGTGTGGACGACGCGATCAATCTCCTCGTGGATGGCGTCCCCCTCGCTGCGGCGACGGGCACTGTCCTCGGTGCGACGGCGGCCAACTTCGTCTCGGCCATCAACGCATCGGCTGTCCTGGCAGGCAACGAGCCCTACTACAACGGCGCGGGCACCTTCACGGCCTTCACGGTCACTGCTGGTGAGTACGACCAACTCACCCTCCACTACACCGGAGATGTGAACGGACCGTCGGGCAACCAGACCATCACCCTCGCGCCTGGCGCGTATGTGTCGGTCGGTGCGCTCGTCGCCCAGATCAACACGCAGCTTGCGACGATCAACGGCGCAGGCTTCCTCCTCGGGTCGGTCACGGCCTCGGCACTCGCCTCGGGCCAGGTCCGGTTCACCCTCGCGATCGGCACGGCCTCGGACCTCCTGACGTTCGGCGGCATCCCGCTCAACACCGAGACGGTCACGATCGACGGCAAGGTCTACACGTTCCAGACCGTTCTCACGAACGTGGATGGAAACGTCCTCATCGGCGGTTCGGCTGCCGCCTCGCTCAGCAACCTCATCGCGGCGATCACGCTCGGTGCAGGGGCTGGCGTCACCTACGCAGCGGCGACGACACTCCACCCGACGGTCACAGCGGTTGCTGGAACTGTCGTCGGTACGATGCTCGCGAAGGCGAAGGCCAGCGGGTCTGCCGGGAACACCATCGCGGTCAGCACGACGGTCACACTCGGTGTGTGGGCTACAGCCACGCTCCTCGGCGGTGACGACGCTGGCTACCTGGAGTTCATCACGAACGCGCTGCTCGCACGGGACTTTGCAGTTCTGGCAGGCATCGACACGGACACGGCGACGAACAGCAATCAGACCAAGATCTACAACGGTCCGATCGCTCGTCGCTACACGGTGGCGACAACGGCTGGTCGTCTCCCCTACGACCGCATCCTTCTCAGGAACCGCATCTTCCCAGGTGGGAACTCGCTGTCCTACGTCTCGACCCTCGCACAGACCGGGATCACCCTTCAGGGCGGCACCGGCATGGTGAAGTCCGGACTCATCAACGGTGAGACGGCTGAGGCTGTCTTCGGTGCGAACGTCAAGGCACCGACGATCATCGCCTACACTGGATGGGCGGATGGTCAGGTCGCCACGGCCACCTACGGTGATGCGCGTGACGGTCAGGCGAACGTCATCTTCTACGACGGCACAGACCCGTCGAACCCGGCGAACAACCTCCTGACCTTCACGGCGGGTGGCGGCCTCGTCACGGTGATCTTCACTGCCTCGACTCTGGGCACGGCTACGGCCTTCGGTCCGGTGACGATCGCTGGCTCGGTCCTCGGTCAGATCAACGCAGCCATCGTGGCTGCGGGGCTCAGCGCGACCGTCCAGGTTCTCCAGGAGGGTGCGGCTGCTCGTCTCGTCGGAGGCGGCGTCAACGCGGCTGCAACCCTGGTGATCGGTGCTGGAAGCTCGAACGACACCCTCGGCTTCGCTGAGGACGACTCGGCGGCTCCTACGCCTGTCTCCACCCGTCAGTTCATCTCGGCCCTCATGGGTCACACAGCAGCGGCGTCCTTCGTGGCGTCGATGCTCAGCTACGCACTCCCTGTCGCTGGCTACTTCCCGGCCCGTGCCCTCGCTGGCATCCAGAAGGACTCGACGGGCAACGTCTTCCTGTACTTCCAGAGCCAGACGCTCGGAGTCGGGTCGAGCATCAACTTCGACAACGCGACCACGAACAACTCTCTCGTGACGGGGACGCTGCTTCTCATCACGTCGGCGGATGGATCGTCTGGTGAGGCCGCAATCAACGGCTTCTTCGTCACGTCCTCGAATCCGAGTCTCGGTTCTGGTTCGGCGGACACCTCGGTCTTCAACTCGGGTGTCGGTCAGGACGGCGTGGTCGGTCAGACCTACCGGGATGAAGTGACCGGGTTGGTCTTCACGATCCTTCCGCGTGCGGGTGGGCTCCCCTACCCGACAGGCGCGAACGCAACCCTCACCTTCAGGGTGAGCAAGACGTTCACGACGGATGGCAACATCCCGACCCTCGCAATCCCCGGACTCGAACTCACGGTCACGAACACCTCGCTGGTGGTCGTGGGTGACACGGCGTTCATCGAGACCTTCAAGAAGACGGGCGATGAGCCCACCATCGGGGAGATCTACTACGTCAGCTACCTCTTCCGGAAGCAGGACTTCTCCCCGAAGTTCTTCTCGCGGCTGTCGGAGGTCGTGGCCGAGTACGGACCGGTGAGCCCGGACAACCCGCTCTCCCTCGCGGCCTTCCTCGCGTTCCTGAACGGGTCGTCAATCATCGCGACCTACCAGGTTCTCAAGGAGCCTGGTTCGTCTCAGGCGAGCGAGCAGTCGTACCTCAACGCTCTCGTGGACCTTGAAGGCGACTCGCTTCCGGGCAACATCTCGCCCACGGTCCTCGTGTTCCTGACCCCGGCTACGCCGGTCCTGACGAAGTTCACGGCCATCCACTGTGATGTGCAGTCGAGCATCCGCTACCGCGCAGAGCGCACCGCAATCTTCGGATTCGCATCGGGTACCCAGCCCTCGCAGGCTGGTGCTCTTGCTCAGGCGACTGGCGCAACGCGCGTTCGGTTCGTCTACCCCGACATCGCCACGATCACCCTCACCGACGTTCTCGGGGCGTCCAAGACGTACCTCGTGGACGGTCGGTACATCGCAGGAGCGGTTGCCTCCTCGACCACGGCTCCGAGCATCGACTCGGCAACTCCGTGGACGGGTCGGCTGCTCAGTGGCTTCACGACCCTCGCTCGGTCGCTCGACGCGGTGGAAGCGAACCAGGTCGCCTCGCGTGGTGTCACCGTGATCGAGGAGCGTCTTCCGTTCATGCGGATCCGCCACGGCCTCACCAGCGACATGAGCAACACGCTCACGAAGCTGCCGACGGTCATCCAGATCGCAGACGACATGCAGCGTCGCGCTCGTGCGGTGCTCGATGCCTTCATCGGCGTCAAGTTCCTCCCGCAGATCCTCGGGCAGATCGAGGGGCAACTCTCCGAGATGTTCAAGCGCGCTGTCCAGGGACAGATCATCACGAGCTTCACCGGAGTCAGCGTCATCCTCGACCCTGAGGATCCCACGGCTGTCCTGGTCGAAGCCTTCTACATCCCGGTCTTCCCGCTGCTCTACATCCAGTTGACCTTCCGCGTCTCGTCGCAGTCGGCAACGGTCTGAGCAGACCATGGATGACTCCAAGACCAGCGGTTCAGACGGCAACTACATGACGAAGCAGAACCTCTGGATGCTCCACGAAACGAGCACAATGCTCGATGAACTGGTGCCAGAGGGGGAGCTTCTGCCCGACTGGGTGGAGTCGAAGATCAACACCGCAGCCACACACCTCAAGGATGTGGCTGCGTGGGCGGTCTCTGAAGCCAAGCTCAGCATCAAGACAGCCGGGTACGGACGTGGGTACGGCCAGGTTCTTCGGGGTGACCCTCGGTGGATGGATGCAAAGTATCCAGGCACCGACTCCAAGGGCAACCCCTTCAAGAAGGGGGAGAAAGTCCTCTACTGGCCCTCGACCAAGACCTTCATGACCGGAAAGGACGCCCAGGACGCCTGGCGGAACTTCCAATCTGAGAAGGGCGACGAAGAGGGCAACCCCTACGCTCGAAGCGCCTCCAGGGTCGCCGCCAAGTACATCAACACCCGTTTCCGCCCCTATAGCCCGCCACGGTAAGGGCGGCTCTCGTCAGCCCACGGAGATTCATGGCCAACACCGACATCAACCCAGCGAATGGCGTACAAGGTAGCTCCTACCTCTACGACTTCGGGACGAGCCCGAACACACGGGTTGCCGTCTCTCAGAAGGTTCGGCTCCTTGCCCCGGCCTACGGCTCGGGAACGAAGGCGCTGTTCCAGATGGGCGTCGTCTCCTCGTTCAGCCCGAGTCAGAGCCGGAGCGTCGAGCCCGTCCGTGGCATCGGCTACGGCGACATGATCGCGGAACTCGTTCCGTCGGTCACAGAGCCTGTCACCGGCTCAATCGAGCGCGCTCTCCTGTACCTCGCGAACCTCTGGCAGGCGACGGGCTACTCGGGCGGCGTGGACGGTCCGGTCAGGTCGCTCGCCCACCACAGGTGGCCGTTCGACATCGAGCACCAGTTGGTGTTCTCGACCCTCGCTGACTCGGACCTCGGGTTCGCGAACGTCGGTCACTCAGGGGCAGAGCGGAACTTCGGCGGCGGCGTCCAGAAGGTCAGCTTCCCCCAGGTCAGCGTGCCGACCCCGGCACCGCCCACCTACGGTGCGAACCAGGGGCACTCGGCCATCATCACGATGTACGAGGCGTGCTGGTTCACAAGCTGGTCAGCGACCTACACACAGGACGCTGGGCAGATCATGGAGTCCGGCGATGTGAGCGTCTCGGACGTTCACGACTTCTCCTCGCTCTACGGGGAGTTCCTCCCGACTGGCAACGATCCTTCGGTGGACCAGCTTGGTTCGATCCGCTACGGCGGCTCGGCTGAGATCGGGACGCTGACCGGTGCTGGTGTGGTGGGTGGTACCGGTATCCGCTGAGTCCCTGACAACCATCACAGGTCTACGGTAGAGTACGGGGAGCTTGCGGGAACGCGGGCTCCCCGTTCCCGTTTCCGTCCAGGAGCAAACCTGTGGGCCTCACACTTCAAGATCTCAAGACTGCGATGGCCCCCCTTGCCGAAATCGGCAAGGGCGAATTGACCTTCGAGGTCAATGGGACTCGGATCTCACTTCGAGCCCTGACTCCTGATGAGGAGATTGCAGTCCAGAGGTACTCCCGGTCTTCTCTCGCAGAGGGTGATCTCACGGATCAGACCACAGCCTTGGAGTACCTGGACAAGTTCAGGAACGGCTCCTTGGGCTACAGCATCGTCCAGATTGGGAATCTGGATTTCCGCAATGTGGAGACCATCGAGACGGGGGAAAAGCTCGCCAACGGCACCGCCATCAAGGTCAAGCGTCACGAGGCAATCCAAGGGCTCGTGGGCAACTGGTCGCGGAACATGACCGTCGCCGTCTTCAAGAAGTTTGGCGAACTGATGAACCAGGTTGAGAAGGAGGTTGAAGGGCTCATCGAGTTTGAGTCCATCGACTTCGACGGGGAGATCACCAGGCTCGAAGATCGAATCCGGGAACTCAAGGAAGAGAAGGCTCGCATCACCCTGTCGGACGCCGATCCCAGGACCAATCTCCGGCAACAGGTTGCCACCTCAGGCAAGTCCTTCCGCCGCCCAGAAGCGGGAAGCACAGCCGCCGCAACAACCGACTCAATCCAAGACCGGCAGAACACGATTCAAGAGGCTGGGACGGTTTCGGTCCCGTCTGACATTGACCGGGAGATTGCCTCGGAAGAGGAAGAGTCCCAAGAGGAACCAGAGGAGCCCTCCATGGACCTCCTGGGAGCCCAGGGAGCCGCTCCGCCGGTCGAGAACCTCCGGAAGTCTGTGTTGGACCGTGGGACCGCTGGTGGGGCCATCAGGATGCCTCCACCGTCCCCCTCGAAGCAGGCACCTGAGGAGTTTCAGGAGAGCGTCGATGAAGATGCTCCTCCTGAGCCCACAGCGGACCCCCTCTCGGATGTCATGTCTTCGATGGTGGACATGGGAGACTCGGACTCGGCAGAGAAAGCCGTCGAGATGGAGACTCGTCGCATCATGGAGATGCGGGCCAACGCCGCGAAGATGTCGCGGAAGCCGCCTCACGTTGCAGCAAAGCAGGCGGCTCAAGAGATTGAGCGGCCCACCGCTGCGGGCACCAAGGACGGCGTGGAGGTCTACAAGATGCCCACGCAGACACTCACGGACAGACGGCCACCTGAGACGGTGCAGGCACCTGTACGGAGCAACGCCAACCCCCGCTTCAAGCCCACACGCAGCGGGGGATGACCCCGCACTGGTGAATCACGCCCGTGCTTCCTTCCACGACCAAGGAGCAAAGGGGTCCGATGTACGAGGATCTCATTCCTCTGGTCGTACCTGGATTCCTTACGACTCGCGTTCAGATTGGTAGCACCTCTCTTGGGCTCCGATCTCTGTCGATCAACGACACCAACCACCTCCGCCAAATCGCCCGTGATGGAGGACCAGACTGGCCCTTCCATCTGGCGGCGGCGAGCATCTGGATGATTGATGGGGTCTCTCTGTTGGAGAGCTACCCGTACAATCAGATGCCAGCCCTCGCTGTCCTTCGGAATGGGCACAAGTCCCTGGTCAGGATGGTGTTCTCGCAGGCGTTGAGCTTCTTCCGCCGGATGCGAGATGCCAACCGCCTGTTCGAGGCGTTCCTCTACGAGGACGAGTCCAGGAGGCTCTGGAAGGCCACGAACAACGGGGCACACCAAATCTGGACGCAAGCAGGGATGCCGGGGCTCGAACGGCTCGGCCAGAACCCGTTTCAATCTTCTTGGGTCCAGTGGAACCGCGCAGAGGATGACCGGCTGGACCACGACTACCAGTGGAGCCTGACGAAGATGCTCGTCTCGGTGCAGTCCTCGAAGTCGGCCAAGAAGCTCGACGCGAAGGACAAGACCAGGCTCGAAGCAGAGAAGTCACGACGGGCAGAGGCCCAGAACCGCGCCTACTACATCTACAAGGGTGTCCTCGATGATGAGGGCAAGCGGAAGGAAGACCCAATCCTTCAGGTGCTCCAGCCACGGACAGCCCAGGAACTCTCTGAAGAGATGCGCCGCTGGGTCTCTGGCGAGAAGGACATCCACGATCTCGTGGTCGAGGACTACAAGAACCGCATCAAGATTGAGTACGAGGAAAAGGAAAGCGAGGCAGAGCAAGCCCTTCAGAACGTGCGGGCTCGGGCTCTCCTGGAGGAGCGGAACTTGGGGGTTCCGAAGCCCAGGATGATTGGGTACACGCCGGAACAGCTTGCGAAGCTGCGTCCGACTACCCAGAAGCCTGGTGCGAAGTTCATCATCGAGGCGAACATGACCTCCCGGAACTTCAATCGCTACCTGCGGGACAACCCGAACGCTGGTTCCCTCGATGTGGTGGACGGACGGGTCGTCGTGAAGAACCCATCTATCGCTCCCCAAGGAGACGAGGAGGCAGAGCCTGCTCCGACCCTCAACGAGTTGATCGCAAACCGGAAACCCACCCTGAATGGCTAACAGCAGCGAGCATACAGTCAAGCTGTCAGCGGACTTCTCCGACTTCGTTCGCAATGCGAACAAGGCCGGGAAGAAGTCCGCTGAGGCCATCGGCAAGGCTATCGAGGCTGGGGTCTCATCGCACTCGGTACAAGCCTACCAGAAGGCAAACAAGGTTTACGAGAAGCTGACTCGGGCATCTGTGAAGGAGATGGCACAGTACGAGTCTGACTTGAAAACCAAACTGAGCGGCGAGACAGAACAGAAGCTCAGGAACTCCATCAAGAACATCGCCAAGCTCACTCAAGAGCTTCAAGACATCACCCTAGACGATGATGCCAGGAAGAGGAAGCGAGCTGAGAAGAAGTCCTTCCAGGAGAAGTGCAAGAACCTGAGCAAGTTGAGTGACACTTCGGAGAAGGACATCAAGACCCAGATGGCTGCGTTGATGTCCAGTATGCGAAAGGCAGATAAGGAGCATCAGTCTCACGATCAGAGGGCAAATCGGAGGATGAAGGCCAACACTGAACTGTTGAGGGTTCAGAACAAGCTCGCCCATGTGTTCAAGGGGGAACTTGTATCCGGGGCTAGTGAACTCAACTCCGGTCTGGAAAGTGCCCTGACCAAGTTCAAGGACGGTATCTCGAACATCGACATTGGTTCGATGATTTCCGGTGGTGCCTCGGCTCTAGGGAAGGGGCTGGGGGGAGCCGCAGAGTCCCTGGAGGCGCTCGGCGGGGCTGGGGGTGCCCTCGGAGGATTGGCCTCGGCACTAGGCGGTGTAGCCCTAGTCCTCGGACCCCTGGTCATCGCCTTCGGGCTCTTTGCCGGTGTCATGTTCGGCATCGACAAGGAGGTCAAAGAGTTCAACAAGACAGCAATCAACACGTTCGGGACCAGGAGCGTGATGAGCATGGGTGCCGGGACCATGAGGGACAACCTCACGGTCCTGAGACACGCCACACAGGACTTGAACAAGACACTCGGGCTCACTTCTGAAGAGGCAATGGGTGTGTTTGATGCCCTCGACGCTGGGGGCATCTCTCTCAATCGTCTCACTCGGGGTGCAGTCACCGCTGCTGACAAGGAGAAGGCTCTTGGGGAGGTGCTACGGGATACCGCAGCCACAGCCAAAGCTCTCGGGGTCG